GGATGGCTCACTGGTTAAAATTCCACGCCAAGTTGTTGTTAATGTTGCAAGGCTTGCAGCCGCGTTTGTGGCTGATGTCGCAGCCGCAGTTGCCTGTGCAAGAGCGTCTCCCTCTGCCGCATCTTGCAGAGTAGCCGATGAAATATTTTCGTAAAAACCTGACATATTAGTACCCGCTTAAAACTAATTGTGTTGTACCCGACACTTCCGCTTGACGAGTGTGCGCTACCACACGCCCATATGCTGTCTGGTATCCAGTCTCCCAACGAGTAGAATCAGCACCTAAAAACTTTGCTGCCTCTGAAAGTGCGCCATATAGGTAAAGTTCAGGTACAGTTTTAAGAAGGTCGTTGGTCGAGGCGCTATCTGACAACGCTGGAACCTGGTAGTAATATATTACTTTTAGCTTCGCTGTCTCAGAAATAACAGGTATAGGATGAAATTTAAACTCATTTGCCTCACGCGCAAAAATCGTTGGCGTACCGCTACCTGCTGTCTGGCTCGTTAAGAATCCTAGTGAAACTCTATCAACAGGCTTGTCGTTGAAAAACACATCTTTAATTTCTAAAAAGTCAGCAGGTATTGTTGCGCGACCGTGAATGTCAGTAATTATGTATGCTGTCTTTTCAATACTTGGGATTCGCAATTCATGCGCCAGGCGTGACTCGACCAACGCAATAAAATCTGGTATTTCAGTTGCTAAATCTGTGCGATTTAACCAGTTGGCAACTGAGGCTTTTAAGCCACTGTATGTTTCTAAACTCATAATCTACCGCCGCCTGTTCGCAGATAAGCGTACTCTGGTGAGTTTAGCTTTTTCTTCATGCGTTTAAGATCGTCTTTATTCGGGGCCATGACATTGATGCCTTCCTGCATCCACTGCATAGCCACGATAGAAGGGATACTTGCGACTCTCGTCATTTCGCCCATCTTCTGACCTTCGGCCTGCGCTCTTGCTCTTTTGTTAGCTTCAAGAACACCGCTCACATCTTGCGAGTGAGAGATGTGAAGTTTGTCATCGTTTTTATCGTGATGAATATTTGCTTTAAGATCGTCCAACTTTTAAACCTCTACATAAGCAAAAGGGCGGCCCCGAAGGGCCACCCAATTTTGTCGCTATTAAGGAGTCAATGCTTCGATAAGACCAGACGCCTTGTCGTTTTCACAGACCAAAGTCTGCTCTGTCAGCATCTGCTTCTTCTCGCTGTCGCCGTTCCGAGCAAGATTGATGGTCTGCATTGGACGCAGAACTGCGCGTGACCAATACTCAGTATCCAAAACCAAACAAGTATTGGCTTGAAGGAAGCGATTTGGCACCACGCTGCACTCTCCGAAGGGCGACACATATACGTCCACCACATTAACCAGCTTAGTGCCAGTACCAAAGTCACGCTCACGGCCTGATGATGCTGCAAAGTTAGCAACAGTTACAGAGTGCGCGGGGGTAACTTGAATCTGGTTGGGATCGCCACCAGCGGTGTATACAGACTGGAGCGTGGACAGTAGAAGTGCTTCAGTAAAAGTTCTGTTGCTACCAGCGGTGCTAGTTGTCGCTGCGTTAATCTGCTTCTGAGCGGAGGTCAACTGACGTGCAGTATTCGCGTCACCAGCAGTGCCTGTCTGAAGAGCGCCTACAAAAGCATGCTCTATATCACGACGCAATTCTTTGCCCTTCATTGCGATATTCATCGCCAAATCGCTCTGACGCCCGTGCTTTTCAACTGCTTCAGAAGTACCGGAAGACTGAACAACCTTACTAAAAATCTGAGTGCTGGCAGTTTTCATAGTAGTCGTGTTGTTCGCAGCATTACCCGCGTCAGCGCCTTCTACGGCGGCGTTAGCTGCAACCGCAGCTAATTCTGCTTGCTGCCACTGGTGCAAAGTTGCTGAAGCTGAAGATGTTCCAATTGAAGAAGTAAATGGTGTTAGGGTCGGCGAAATATCATAAATTATATCTTCGATATCCTGTTTCAGACCAACCTGATTATATGTCTTTAAAGTATTTGCAACTACTGGCATGATTAAAATTCCTAAATTAAGAGTTATTCAAGAGGGCTTGAACAGCGTCTTCCATTCTTCCAGACTTCTTGAGACGTTCACGCGATTTGCGCTGGTTCTCTTTCTTGCCTAAATCTTTGGGTTCGCCTTTCTTACCCGACAAAGTTTTTGTGGCTGACGCTTGAACTTTCTTTTGCGTCTTAACCTTCGCCTGATCGTATTGCATAGCCTTCCACAGCGCCGTAATCATGCGGTGATCGTGAGTGTCGTTAAACTCTGCACTAGTCACTCCTAACGTACCTTGCGCGTACTCACCTATAGAGTAGTAAAGGTCATTATTCCAGTTAGGGATTGTGGATTTAAGAATCGTCAGGCTTTCTTTAGCATTTTCTTTAGCTGCCGCCTGATGTTGTTCTTGGTTGCGTTGATAATGCTGGTCAGCTTGCCCTTTAATTAGGTTGTAGGTTTGCTGCGTCTGCTCATAAACGGCTTTGGCTTGCCTGTATTGGTCAGGATTGTCTACCGCCGCTTGCTCCCAATTCACGTTGTCAAAACGTGAAAGGTCTGCACCGGAGGCAGTAAGAAGTGCGCTAAGTGTGGATTCGTAATTAGCAGTCTTTTCTTCTGCGGCTTTACGCTGTTCGGCAACAGCTTGCGTCTTCTTGGTGTAATCAGCCTGTCTCAAATAACCGAGTTTAATTTCATCGACAGACACGCTTTCGCCATCTATCTCAATATTACCTTCAGTTATATACTCAGGTTCATCTTCAGATTCATCATCAGATTCATCGGTTGGGTCTTCGACCTCCTCAGTCTCCTCTGCTTCTTCTTCAACGTCCTGTGACTCGTCGATTACTTCGTCGGTGATCTCATCGACCACGTCTTGCTCTTCTTTAGGCTCTTCGGGGGTGTCCTGATCGGATTCCAATACAGCCATCAGTCGTGCATTAATATTTTCTTTGTCGATGGTCGTGGAGTCCGGTGCTGTGGTTTGCTCGTCTGACATCAAATTTCTCCTATTTTATACCACTTCGCGTGGTATCTTCAACTCGTAGTTGTTTATCATGCCAGCGAATTGCTGGACAAATGTTTGACCTGCCTTAAACATGGCGTACAGTCTCTCACGCTCTGCGGCGGCCTCTGGCGGTGTGGCAAGGATTTGATCAATGATATTCTTGTTCATAGACTCAAAAGCCATATTAAATACACTACTGTGTAACATCTCTGTTGCAGCTTCGGCGACTGTTGCAAGCTCACCTAAATCTTCATTATTCACTTGGTAAGGACTCCACTTCGGTGGTTGGTACTCTGGAAATAGCCTTCCCGCGCATCCGTCCCGGTGGACGCGGTAGAGCCGTATCTTTATCGAGTTTTCCTTCTCGATAAGCTTGGTATTCGTTAAACGCCTGCTTTCGTGTTTTCTTTTTGGCGTACTTTTTATCGTTAGCCTTCTTGATGAAGGCATCAAACCTACTAGTATCTTCTACCATTACCCAATACTCACATTTCGTTTTTGTGTTCGTTCTAACTCAAGTTCAGCCTCTTGCATTTCTATATTGTGGTTTTGCTTCTCAACATCCATAAGAAGTCTACTATCAGTCTCTTCTTCGCTATGCTCTTGCTTTTGAGTTTCCAGAACCATGCGTTGCTGCTCTTTAAGAACATCTAGTTCCAACTGGCCCTCTAGTACAGAAACCTGCCGAGAAGTTATATCCGCATTAAACTCAAGTTGCTGCTGGGCTTCCAGCTTTGCCTGCTCTTCAGCTTGCTGTTGCTGTTGTTGCATCTGCTGTTGCTGTTGTTGAAACTCAGGGCCATTGGGGTCGGATAGGTACATCGCTGAAGACTTGATGTTCAACAACTCAAAGGCTCGACTCAGCATCGCGTGACGCTGCGGTGCGCCATACATGCCACCCACAGTGGGGTCAGCCGGGTTCATACTGAATTGCTGGTCTAGGCTCAACAGCATCTGCGCTTCCTGCGCCTGCTCATCCGGTGTCAGGGCCACTGCGACAGACATCTCTGTGCGATCACCTAAGAACTCAGGATTTACCGGAACGAACTTCCCGTCAAGCTGTATGGCTTTCTCACCCTCATACTCCACAGCCAGCTTATAAATGTCGTGCATCAAAGGCTTTAAAAAATTCTCTGCCAGATTTCTAGCCATAACCATGATTCGACGGTTGCTGGCGTTCATAAAGGTGGTTATCAAGTCGCTTGAGTTCTGCTTGCTGACAGCCGTAGTGTCCATGCCACGCGACATGCGCGACATACCACTGCGCGACTCCTTCTCCACCTCCATGTTTTCAATCGCTTGAAAAACCGTACCTGATAAGTTGGGCATAGGGAGAGGTCGTACAACGCTCTCAGGGTTGGGGCTATTCACATCGATAACTGCACCCACACGGTTATCCAGTAGGTCGCGTGGATTCTTAACCAGTGAGAGGTTAGCGATAAAGCGTGAG